ATTAAAGTTACGCGATTGTCAATGGAATCTTCGATTTTTGAAGACATTTGTTTCAGTTCATGGGGTGTTGGTGATTCTTTAACCAACATGTTGGATATAACCAAATGGTTTAAAAATGGTGAATTGCCCGGAGGAGGATTTATGCCAACCCAATCTAAATAGGGTTGCCCAGTATCTGTGCCCGCAACTTGTGCTTATAGCTGTAATATAAAATTAAAATCTTTAGCTATAGGTTGTCGAGTCGCCAAGTTGCCGGAGGATACGGGATTAGAACACCTTCGTAGGTTTGTTCGAATTGCTCGTCCAGATTATGATGGCGCGGTTCATTACTTCGCACATCATGACTGTGTACATAACCAGATTGTGGCTCTCCACAATCGTGTACTTGGGGAAGTCCCATTACCTACTAGTGTAGGTATAACAAAATTAAGAAAACAAGCACGGAAAATTTGCCATCTTTTGCCTTGTGTTACACCTGATGATTATTACGTTCTACCATCATTATATACTGGTATAAAGAAAACTCGTTATACTAGAGCTACTGATAATGTTTTGGAAAGTGGAGTGACCAAGAAAGATGCGCGTGTCTCAATGTTTGTTAAGTTCGAAAAAATTGCCATTCAACCAAATAAAATTAATCCTGATCCTAGGGCGATACAATTTCGCGATCCTAAATATTGTGTTGAAGTGGCTCGGTTTCTCAAACCTTGTGAAAAAGCTATTTATCGATTGCGAGGGGATGGTAAGATTTTACCGTCAACTCGTGTGATTGGTAAAGGTTTGTGTATGACCGAACGAGGTAACTTATTAAGAAATAAGTTACGTGCCTTCAATAAACCTAAGATTTTATCATTAGATGCATCTAGGTTTGATCAACATGTTAACGTTAAATTGTTGGAAATTGAACATTCATTTTACACCCATATGTGTTCTGACCCGTGGTTTGCCCAGTTATTGTCCTGGCAGTTAGTTAACCACGGTGTTAGTTCTAAGGGAATCCGCTATACCACTTTGGGTAAGCGCATGTCTGGAGATATGAACACAGCTTTAGGAAACTGTTTGCTTATGGTCCTTATGGTTTCCACTTTTATGGTTGGTCGTAAGTATGATATGTTGGACGATGGTGATGATTGTTTGTTGATTATTGAAGAAGAAGACCTAAACTGGGTCGTTGACAATATCCACTCTGAATTTTTGTCTTATGGTCATGAGATTAAAATTGATAATGTTGCTGATGTTATGGAAGGAGTGCAGTGGTGTCAAGGTAAACCTGTTGAGTATAAGGTTGGTCAATATAAATTTGTACGTGACGTAAATAAAGTTTTGTCATCTTCGCTTATTAGTGCTAAATACATTGATAATGCTGGTTCGAGACGGAAACTTGTCAATTCTATTGGTATGGGGGAGCTGATTTTAAATCTTGGTGTACCTGTTTTACAGGAGTATGCTCTCTCTTTAATGCGTAATGCAGATACCAATCAGTTCATTAGGTTGGACGAAACGGATGCTAGTTATTTTCGATTGCACCGTGAATTGAAACGTATGAATATGAAGTGCTTAGCTCGTGTTGAGCCTAAACCTATATTAGCTGTTGCTCGTTTATCGTTCTCTGAAGCTTTTGGAATTGATATTCCAACCCAGTTAATGCTCGAAAATTTTTTTAGAACTTGGAAAATTAATTTTTCTGGGTGTGAACTAATACCAGAGGATTTGGATCCTTTTACTTGGAGTGTGAACTCCTTGTATACCTCTGAGGTTACACCCATATGGGAATGAGTTCTCAAATGAATGGACCTCCCGCTCAAACCCGACCTCCCAAAGTCGGGAAAAATAACAATAAGGGTAAAAATATCCGACGTGTTAATCGTTCCAAGAAATCAAATGGTGGAGAATTAATCACCATGCCTAGTGCTAAAACGCGCTTAATCAAAACTACTAGACCTAGTTTTAATAATGTTAATCGTTCTGATGGTAGGATTATTGTTAAGCACCGTGAGTTTGTGAGTGATGTTTATGGCTCTGTTGCCTTCACACTCGATACATACCCTATTAATCCTGGTATGCAAATAACATTCTCGTGGTTAAATCTTATCGCAATTCAATTTGAATCATACATATTCAAGAAATTGAGGTTTTTGTTTACTACTGTTAAAGGTACCTCAACTGCTGGTTCTGTAATGATGGCTGTCGATTATGACGCCACTGATGACCCTCCACTTAATAAGACTCAAATTATGTCTTATCATGGGGCCTCTAGGTCCTCTCCATGGAGTGAGTGTGCTAATGATTCAGCTCAAGGTAACTTATTGAAATTTGGTGTTCAACGCTACGTTCGTGGTAGTGGTGTGAATGCTAGTATTGATCTTAAAACTATGGATGTTGGTAATTTTTATATTGCCACCAAGGATTGTGCCGATGCTTCTGCTATAGGTGAGCTTTATGTGGAATATGAGGTTGAGCTTATTACACCACAAACCAATCCTTCGGTCATAGTTAACGCGTTCTCCAAATTTATTGTTGGTGCTAGTTCAATTGCTAAGAACCAATTTTTAGGTGTATCACCCACAATGACTGGTGGTTTACCTGTTCTAGCAAGTTATAATACTATAACATTTTTGCACCCTGGTCAATTTATTGTCAGTGTTTATGTTGGCGGTGTTAATTTTACTAACGCCGGTTCTCGTACTGGTACAGCAACCACTATTAACTTGGATGGTGCTAATGCCTACACTGAACTTGTTGGAGATGATTTCTTGCAAAGTACGTACTTGGTTAAAGTGAATAATGCTTATGAAACACTTATAATCGATTATACAGCTGCTTGTACTTCTTTGAATGCTTCCTTTGTTCGTATCGGAGGATATACTTACCTTTTAGGTTAAGTACACATTTAATTTTACTGAAATAATTTAAGACTATGTTCTTCAAGGTTATAGGAACAAGTCAACGAGCTTTGTACTCTTGGGTACCTCCGATCTTGTGTAGGCCATTGTGCTGTTGATACAAGGTTGCTAGTTACTCTGTGCACTCGTTGACCACTGTACTTTCAACTAGATTGAACCATGCCGGTTAACACTTTTGGTGTTTTGAACCTTAATAGAATTTAGATAACCATTGCTGAAATACGGGCCGATTAGAAATAATCGTGGCTAGCTGCAGAAGTGTTGCTAGTTGACTTTGTCACCTTTCGAAAGTTAAGTATTCAGTGTGTTGGTGAAGGGGATTCGTGGGGATGAATGCTGATGGTGGGGGACTGGTGAGCCATGGGGATATCACTTGCTTGAAGTGAATGCATGTAATGATGGTGTAGGCTGGGAACTCACAAACATCGAGTCGAA